AAAATTAAACAAGAAGATAAAGATAGAGCTGAAGGTAGATCAGGAATTTTAAATATGATTAGACAAAAAGTATTTGATGTTACAGGTCAACCTTATTCTGTTGCATTTGCAAATGGTGGTAGAGTTTCTCTTGAAAAAGGTGGTAAGCCAAAAAATTTTGGTAGAAGAAGATTTTTAAAATTTACAGGTCAAGGAATTACACTTCTTGGAACATTACCTTTTTTAGGTAAGTTTATAAAACCTATTGCAAAGGAAGCGCCAGAAATGTTGGAAGTCATATCAAGATCAGCAGATAATGTTCCAGATTATTTATTAGATTTAATTGGTAAAGTTAAAATGATGGGTAAATCAAAAATACTTGGTAAAGCAGATAACCCAGATGGCTTTGTTCAATATGATCTAGGAGAATATACTGTTGTTGATTCAGCAAATTCTACAAGAATAAAGAAAACAAATTATGGTTCTGCTGGAGATGAAATTGGAATTAAAAATGAACTTGAAATGGAGATTAGAAAAGACCCTGAAACTGGAGCATTGGAATATGATGAAGTAGAAGTGTTTCCAGATGCAGAAGGTAAAATGAAAGAAGTTGAATTTGGTATTGAAGATTCTTCTCATCAAGATATGAAGAAATTTACTTATGAAGATTAATACACCATATAAACACGGTAAAAAGTCAGGGCCACCTCCTAAAAGAGGACCACAATCGCGAGGCTTGAATTATCAATATAATACTGTTAAAACCGTGAAACTGGAGAAAAATAATGGCAGACATAGATAAGGTTCTACCTAACGTAGAACAAAATATTACCGTACCTTCTGATGTTGAAATCGAAGAAGCTGAATTAGAAAAACAGCAAGAAGTTGACGAACAAGGTAATCCGGTTGAGATTCAAGAAAATGAAGATGGGTCAGTAGATATTAATTATGATCCTGCAATTGCTTCAGTAGAAGGAACTGAAAATCATTACGATAATTTAGCTGAACATTTACCAGATGATGTATTAGGTAGATTAGGTTCTGATATATTTCAAAATTATCAAGATTATAAAAATTCTAGAAAAGATTGGGAAAGTTCTTACAAAACAGGTTTAGATCTGTTAGGATTTAAATATGAAAACAGGACGGAACCATTCTCGGGTGCTTCGGGTGCCACTCATCCGGTGCTTGCTGAAGCTGTTACTCAGTTTCAGGCGTTGGCATATAAAGAGTTACTCCCAGCTGATGGACCAGTTCGAACACAAATCCTCGGATTAAACACTCCAGAAAAAACTCAACAAGCATCCCGTGTAAAAGATTTCATGAATTATCAACTCATGGATCAAATGAAAGAATACGAACCTGAGTTTGATCAAATGTTATTTTATTTACCTTTAGCAGGTTCATCATTTAAAAAAGTTTATTATGATGAAGTTATGCAAAGAGCCGTGTCTAAATTTGTACCGGCTGATGATTTAATAGTTCCGTATACCGCTACCTCATTAGATGATGCGGAAGCTATTATTCATCGTGTAAGAATTTCTGAAAATGAATTACGTAAACAACAAGTTGCAGGTTTCTATCGTGATATTGAATTACAACCTGGACAACTCAATGAAGATGATATTGAGAAAAAAGAACGAGAGTTAGAAGGAACATCTAAATCTGCAAGAGATGAAGATGTATTTACCTTATTAGAATGTCACGTTAATTTAGATTTGGAAGGATTTGAAGATGTCGGGCCCGATGGTGAGCCAACAGGAATTAAACTTCCATACATTGTAACGTTAGAAGAAAACTCTAGAGAAATTTTATCGATTAAAAGAAATTACGAAATTGATGATCCTAAAAAATCAAAGGTACAATACTTTGTACATTTTAAATTTTTACCAGGACTTGGTTTTTATGGTTTTGGTCTAATACACATGATTGGTGGTTTATCTAGAACTGCTACATCTGCCCTACGACAGTTACTTGATGCAGGTACTTTATCCAATTTACCTGCTGGATTTAAACAAAGAGGTATCAGAATTAGAGATGATGCGCAGGCTATACAACCTGGTGAATTTAGAGATGTTGATGCACCAGGAGGAAACATCAGAGATTCATTTATGATGTTACCATTCAAAGAGCCTTCTCAAACTCTCTTACAGCTTATGGGTGTCGTAGTAACTGCAGGTCAAAGATTTGCTTCCATAGCAGACTTGCAAGTTGGGGATGGGAATCAGCAAGCCGCGGTGGGCACGACAGTTGCGTTGCTAGAAAGAGGGAGCAGAACGATGTCTGCAATTCACAAAAGAATTTATGCAGCATTAAAAAATGAATTTAAATTATTAGCAAGAGTTTTTAAACTTTATCTACCTGCTGAGTACCCTTACGATGTAGTCGGTGGTCAAAGAATGATTAAACAAACAGACTTTGATGACCGTGTAGATATCTTGCCAGTTGCAGATCCCAATATATTTTCTCAAACACAGCGTATTTCCCTCGCACAGACGGAACTGCAATTGGCACAATCTAATCCAGGAATTCACAATATGTATAATGCTTATCGACATATGTACGAAGCATTAGGCGTAAAAGATATTGATCAAATTTTAATTCGACCACAACCCCCACAACCAAAGGACCCTGCGTTAGAACACATTGATGCTCTCGCAGGGAAACCATTCCAAGCATTTCCAGGTCAAGATCACAGAGCGCATATGACTGCGCATTTAAATTTTATGGCAACGAACATGGCTAGAAATAATCCTGTAATTATTGCTGCATTAGAAAAAAATTGTTTTGAACATATTTCTTTAATGGCTCAAGAACAAGTTGAAGTAGAATTTAGAAATGAATTACAGCAACTGGTAGCAATGCAACAAAATCCACAAGCGATGCAAGACCCACAAATGCAAATGCAAGTTAAAATGTTGTCTGAAAGAATTGAATCTAGAAAAGCAACATTGATTGCTGAGATGATGGAAGAGTTTATGAAGGAAGAAAAAGAAATTACTTCACAATTTGACAATGATCCTATTGCAAAACTAAGAGCAAGAGAATTAGATCTTAGAGCAATGGAAAACGAACGTAAAAAACAAGAAGCAGAAGAGAGATTAAATCTTGATAAGATGAAATCCATGATGAATCAAATGACCGATCAACAAAAATTAGATCAAAATGAAGAATTAGCAAATTTAAGAGCTGATACTTCAATTACAAAAACAGTTTTACAACATGAATTAAAAAATAAAGGAGGCTTTTAATGAAAAAAGCAGATAAAAAAGTAAAAAAAGTAATGAAAGAGTTCAAAAAAGGTGAACTTAACATTGGAAAAAGCAAAAAGAAGGTGAAAAGTCGTAAACAAGCGATAGCAATTGCACTTTCTGAAGCTGGAATGAGTAAAAAAAGGAAAAAATAGATGATACCTTGGGGATTATTAGGTCAGGGACTTAAAGCTGGACTTGCAATTTACAAAAATAAGAAAAAAGCTGAGATTGCAATGTCAGAAGCTGCTATTGTTCATGCAGAAAAGATGAAAAAAGGTGAAATTGAGTACCAAGGTAAAGCTTTAGATGCTCAAAAAAACGACTGGAAGGACGAATTTATTTTATTAACACTCTCATCACCTCTGTTTTTGCTTGCATATTCTGTTTTTGCAGAAGATGAAGAGATTGGTAAAAAACTAGACTTGTATTTTGATAAATTGCAGTCTATGCCTTGGTGGATAATTTCATTATGGGTAGCTGTAGTAGGTGCCGTATATGGAATTAAAGCAACTGAGTTAAAACAATTTGGAGGTAAAAAATGATAAGAAAAATATATAATAAAATTTGCCACATCGTGTGCAAAGTGTTAAAAATTACACCATGCATTTGTAAATACGAATGTGGATGTAAAAAGGAGGCAAAAAATGGCTAAGAAAAAATTTCCAGATTTAACTGGAGACGGAAAAGTAACTAAAGCTGATGTTTTAAAAGGCAGAGGCGTATTTTCTATGGGTGGACCAGTAGAAGTTAAAGTTGATGATTCAGTTGATACGGTTGGTAATCCAAAAGGCAAAAAGAAACCTATTCAAATTGCAGGCTGGGGTAAAGCGAGACACTAGTCATGGCTAAACTTTGTGCTAGAGGAAAAGCAGCAGCAAAAAGAAAATTTAAAGTGTATCCAAGTGCATACGCT